GAACCCTACGAACCTTCCAATTCAGCCTGTGCGGCTTCCCACGCGGCGTTGATTTCGGCGGCGGCGGTCGCAACCCCGCCGCGGTCGGGGTGATGCTGTGCAGCCAAACGCCGGTACTGCTCCTTGGCGAAGGCGCGCACCGCCGACTTGGGCGCGCCGAGCACCCAACCATCGACAGGAACCTCCAACACGTCACGCCACGGACGCGGCGGCACGTCAACCACGCCGACCTCGGTGCCGTCGCCGGCAGGGAGCGCCGCGAAGCCGGCGAAGGCCTGCTCCAACGTCACCGCACCCCATCGAATCAGGTCACGCGTTGCCTTGATCGACAAGGCGATGGCGTAAAGGTTGTAGTCGAGCCGCAGCCACTTGTCGCATGGCATGACGTACGGCGTGTCGATCCATTGCCCTGCGCGCTTCTCGTTGCGCACCCAGTACACCGCGGCGCCGTGGTCGCCGCCGCGCACCTGCGCGCTGGCCATCGGCTCGCCGTCGTTGCGCAGCGGCAGGTTGGTCGAGATGACGATCGACTTGGCGTTCAGGAGCTTCAACTCCTTGCGCACGAGCTTCAGGCACTCGGCATAGGTGCGCGAACCGAACTTCGGTCGGATCGGGTACGGCGTCCGCGGTGCGCTGTCGGGCCAGACGAGCGGGAACGCCTCGGTCGGGGCGATGATCGGTTTGGCTTTCACCATGGTCTGCCTTGGTACGGCGTCAGTGTGACGATGAGGCAGTGCGCTGGTTTGCGATCACGGGGTGCCGCGGCCACCGGCCGCGCCTCGACCATCTCTTCGATCTGCCAACCCTGGTACAGGTCACGAATCCGCGGCGTGTCCGCGTTGGTCATGATGACGGTCGCGCCGCGTTCGACGGCAAGCACGCTCACGTCGCGTAGTCGTACCTGTTCATCGGCGGTGAATGGCTTCTTGACGTAGCTCGTGAACGCCGATTTGTCGCCGTCGTAGGGTGGGTCCGAAAACACCACGTCACCATCCCCCGCCTCCGCCATCACGTCTTCGAAGTCCCACCCTGGTCGGATGTCGGCACACGCGATGTGGTCGGCGATCGCACGAAGGTCGGCGGCCGACGGCAGTGAAACGTGCGCGCGCGCGCCCCACGGTACGTTGTACTGGCCCAACTTGTTCTCGCGGTAGATCCCGTTGAAGTTGGCGGCCATGAGCCACAGGAAGCGCGCCGACGGTTGATATCCGTCGTCGGCGTACGGCTCTGCGTTGTGTTCCTTGCGCAGCGCCTTGTAGCCGTCGCGCGTGTTCCACGTCGTGTTGTTCATGAGGACACCGTACCCAGCGGCGTACTCAGCCACAGCCTCCGGTTCACGCTGAATCCACCACCACAGATACCCGAGTGGCACACAGGCGTCGGCGAGGATCATCGGCGTGTCGTTGGGGGTTGCGAGCGCCACCGCGCCGGACCCTAGGAACGGTTCGATGTGCCGCAGATGCAGGCCACGGTGCGCGTTGCAGCGCGCCGCGAGATCCGCGGCGTACTTGCGCTTGCTGCCGACCCAACGTAGCGGCGGAAGCACAGTCACTTGATCCCCTCGGGGTATGGCGTCATCTCCGTATCGGTTCCGCAGATGACACCGGCGCCTGCCACAACAGGTTCGGTGCGCACTTCGTAAAGCGTCGCCCCAAACTTTGCCGCAGTGGCAGCGGTCGCAGGATCGATGGCACGCGTCGCCCGTTCTTCATTGCTCCGCCGATCAGCTTCGGCTTGTGCTCGCGCGCGCAGCGCGTACGCCGACGACGCCATTGCCACGAAGCAGCACGGTGGTCGTTTGAGCGGGCTGAAGATCGCCCAGACACGATACGCGATGGTCGGGAAGCTCACGTTGACTTCCCACCACCGGCCAAAATCGCGATGACCTTGGCGCGGACGATGCCTCGGATCTCGTCGTCTTTTTGCACCAGGCGGATGACCTCGGTGCGCACCGCTTCGGTGAGGTCGCCGCCGCGACGACCGACGATTTCCTTGGCGATTTCCCGAGCGACTTCGCCTTGAAGTCTCGCGAGACCGTCGGCGATGGTCTGTTCAACGCTCACGATGGTTACCTTCTATCACAGGGGTCCGACAGGCCGGCGCAGGCCTACCGAGCCTCAGCCTTGGGCCACAGCCCAGACAGCACGACCTCGACTTCACGTTCATGCCCCGGCCACGTCACCTCCAGCGTCAACGTGCAACGATGGGGAATCATGATCGGCGTCCGCAACGGCCAACCGGCGTGTAGCCGAACCTCGGTGAAGGTCAACCTGGCTTGCCCTGCACGTCCGATGATCACCCGCACACCTGGCGTTTGACAGCTCACCGCTTCGATCACCCAAGGTCGGGGCGGACTGTCGTCTGTGGCCCAGATCTGGGTACAGGGCCCCTCGACGCGCGAGCGCGCGTGAAGTTCCGCCGGCCGCATCACCTCAACGCGTCCATCGCCGATTCGTTGCGCCGTGAACACCATGTCGCTGTCCATGAAGTTTTCGGTGCAGACGATGGTGGCGTCGGGCAAACCGAAGGTTGGCGCAGGCAAGACGCGTGCACGACCCGCCGTGCGCCATCGATGCGCTTCATCGAGCGCCCCCTGCAGCTCGGCGTTGCGCAGTTCCAGCTCTCTGATTTTTTCCAGGTCTGACATGTGCCCTCAATTCTTGAACAAGCCCAATACGCTTTGCCCGGTTGCCGCCTCTAACGCGATGTCGATGAAGTCCAGCAACCCGAGCACACCTCGGCGTTTCGCCTCGTTGATCAACGCAGGCAGCTCCGGGGTGCGTACGCCCGTAGCAATCTGTTGCCGTGCGGCCGAAACCAGGGCAGCCCGCAGCTCGTCGTGTGTCAACGTTGTGGGATCGACTGACATCAGTTCACTACTCCAGGTTGCTTGATCTTGAACTTCTTGAGACCGGGCGCGCCACATGGCCAGACGAGCTGTGGATGCAGCGCCTTCTGCTTGTCCGAGGCCTCGCTGTGGTACGCATAGCCGATCTTGACTTCGTTCGGGAACGCGATCATCTGACCGTTGACGGCTTCAACCTCCATGTAGAAGGCCTCGTCGACGTCACGTGCGATCGCTTCGGCATCGTCCTCGTAGCATTCGATGTAATCCGCATCGTGCTGGTTGAGGATGAAGAACGCGTCTTCGTACTTCTCAAGCCGCGGCAGGAACTTCATCAGGCCGATGTCCATGACATCGGCGCCGGCGAACTGGTTCGGGTTGTTCGCGATGTCCGTCGGCGGCGGGTTACCGAGCGGGAAGATGCGGCAACGCCCGAGCAGATAGCTGCGCAACGTGTACGGCGGCCGCGACGTCTCGCGAAGCAACCGCTGCTGCCACGCGAACACACCGGGGATCGCCCGCTTCATCTTGGCGATGGACGCGCGGATCATCTCGAAGCCGCGTTGCCCGGCGAACTTAGGCTGGTCGGAGACGATCGCCTTGTGCACGGTGGCGTCGGCGCCACCATAGATCGCGCCGTACTCGACGCGCTTGGTCAGGTTACGGAGGTCTTGGTACTCGTCCGACGTCTTGTCGAGCATCAACATCCCGGTGAACACCAGGGCGCCGAACTCGTGGTGAATGTCCTTGCCCTCAGCGAAGATGCTGCACAGGAACGGGTCGCCGGATTGCACGGCGATCAAGCGCGCTTCGAGCTGTTCCTTGTCGAAGGCGACGATCGCGCGACGGCGTCCGTTGATCGGCGGCGGGACGGTTAGCTGCCGTCGGATGTTAGGCAGGCGCTTGCGCGGATCGGCATTCGTCTCATCACCCGTCGTCCAGTTCGACGAGGCAGGCACCACGGATCCGTGCCGGCCGCTGATCTGCGTGCCGGACCAGATCGGGTGGCATCGACCATCGTCTTGCACAAACGGCGCGCGCCAACGCCCCTGGCTGTCTTGCGTCCACTCGAACATCCGCAGGCCGAGGCCTTCGTACAGCTGTTCGTTGGCACGGAGTCGGATCAGCGCGTCGACCTCGGGGAACTGGCTGAACTTTTCGAGGACGGCGCCACCCGTCGCTGTGCGGCCGCCGTCGGTGGTCTGCCACAACGGCACGCCGGCTGCCTTGAGGAACGCCGCGGCGTGCCAGTCGTTGGACAGCTTGAAGGTGAACTTGCTCTTCCCGGTGGCTGTCACCTCCTTCGCCAGCTCGGCTTCGCGCACGCGAATGCGATCGCCATACCCTTCAGGGTCGGCCTTGCGCTGCGTCTTCGCGCGCTCAGCGGCGAGTTTACGGTAGAAGGCCTCTTTGATCTCTTCACACCGCGCGTTCGCGGTCTCGTTGGACTCGTCGATCACCAACTTCAAGCGCCGTTTGATCTCGGTGTTGACGTCAGGGTCGACGTAGTAGCCCTTGAGGTGCATCTGCGCACAGACCTGCGCCTTGACACGATCGGCCTCGTAGACCTTCTCGACCTTCTGTCGCTTGATCCAAAGGTGCGACGGACCAATGGTCTCCTCAGTCGCTAGAACGTCGCTGGCATTGTAGACCGCTTCCGCTTCGGGATCGTCGCTGTCCTCGATGTCGCGAAACTCAGACTTCCATGGCGCGACCGCGCGATACTGCGACGCGACGTGCTGCAACTTCTTCTTCGCACCAGGCCAGATCGCGTGCTGCGCGAGCATCGTGTCTTCAATCGGTCCGCGATGAACGAACCGGTACCACTGATTCTGCAGCACCGCGGTGTCATACGTTGCGTTGTGGTAGCCCTTGACGATCGTCTCGTCGGCCAAGACCTTCGCGAACTCCTCGATGATCACGTCGTCGAGCAGGTCCCATTTGACGCTGCACGCGATGCCACCCGCGGCCAAACCGAGCAACCGGATCTTGGCGATGAAGGCCTGCAACGCGAAGTTGCGTAGCGGGTCGTCGACGTAGGTCTCAAGGTCGATGGTCAGGCGTTGCTGGTCCCTGGCACGGCAGATCAGATCCCAGACCAGTTCTCGGGCCCGATTAGGATCAACCAGCTCGATGAAGATCTCTTGGTCGCGCCGCATGTGCAGGCGGATGTCGCGCCCGGCGGCGAGCGCCTTGACCTTGAGGATGTCCCAACGCAGGGACCAAAACGCGAGGTCGGCAACGTGCCCGCCGGTCTTCTCGGGCCCCTTGTCACCATCGCCGGATGCACGAAGGATCGCGGCCGGGTGCACCGTCGGAATGACGCTACGGACCCCGGACCCGTCGACGTCGTGCTCAAAGTGCGCGCCGGCGATCTCGGTGATGGGGAGCTTGGTGACGTCGCTGAGTAGCGCGGCCGCGGCGATACCGCCGAGCGCCAGGACCGGAATATCGGGCCGGTCCATCAGCTCGCGTTCGAGACGCTGCTTACACGCCTGTGCGGCGGCGCGCTTCTCTTTCTCACCGGCCTTTTTGGTAGGTAGGCACAGCGTGCTGTTCGTGATCCAGAGCTTGGATCGATCGACGCCGGTCTCACCGAGCGCGCGGTTGACCAATTCGCCGCTGGCGCCGACGAAGGGCACACCGGTGTTTCGCTCGTTCATGCCTGGACCTTCACCGACGAAGATCATCTCCGGCGATGCAGGGCCAATGCCGAACACGGGCTTCTCAGCGCGTCCATCAACGGCGAACGGACAGTTGGCGCAGTCGGCGCCGTCCAACGTTCCACGAACCACGGCAAGCCGTGGCATTTCATCAGTGTCGATGTTCATCTACCCACCCTTCGGCACAGCAGCACGAATGAAGCTGCGCGGTCGGTTGAGGCGTTTGTTGCGGGATTACCGCCCGCGAATCGCGTCGAGGCTGGGCGGCCGCTCGATGGCGTCACCCTTGGGACTCACCGCGCGTCTCGAACCCGCCGCAACGCGACCATCGCGTCGGTGAGCCGACGCAGGTCGGGCTCGTCGAGGATCAGCCGCATGTCGTTGTCGCCGCGCTTCGGCGGTCGTCCCTTGTCGGCGAGCTTGGAGATTCTCCCCTCCAACTCGACAAGCTCGGCGTAGAACGCCTGGACGTTCGCACGCTTGAGCTTGAGCAAATCTTCGCGCCGCTTGTGGAGCTGTCCGCGCTTCCTGGTTCCCATCTTCGTTCTCCTCGTTAGAGCATCAACGTGATGCGTCGGTCGTCGGCGCCACCATCACGTGGATCGCTGGGCACCGTTTCGACCGTGACCTGGAAACCGGCGCCGTTTGGGCCATACGCGGCCACAACCTCGTCGACGATCCATTGCGCTGTGCCTGTGCTGACCCAAGCAACGGCAATACTGGCGCGCGTTGCAGTCATCTGTGCGATCACGTTCTCGACGCGCTTGAAAAGTCCATCGCGCTCGGTCTGCTCCGCGGTGCGGATCGCGTCGCGAACTTGCGCCGCGGTGGTGACGACGCGCGCCGTCACTTCGCGCCCGCACGCTTCAGTCGGTCGATCTCGAACGCGATGTACTGCGCCGCTTTGTCCAGGTCGACGAGCGCCGTCTCGGACGACTTCTTGCCGGCACGTGCGATGTACTTCACTGCGTTGCCGAGGCTGAAGTTGAGCTGCCACGCCTCGATCACCTTGATGGCTTCGTACGGGTTGTCGGCGCCGCCGTAGTAGGCTGGGCGTGTGACGGTTGATACGATCTTCGCTACAGGCGTGGGGCAGACGAGTGCATTAGCACCATATGGACCACCGGCACCCTTGATGTGCGCCGCCGCCGGTTGACCACACGCACCGCACGTTACGGCTGGCCGCCCACAGTTCTCGTCGTAGCACTCTTGGTCGTGGTGCTTGTGACCTTGATACTTGCCATCAGCCACGGAACACCTCGTCTCGCATCCGATCCGCCGCGACGGTCATCAGGTCACGCAAGCCGCCAGGTGACCACAGTCGGGGCGAGTCGTAGCGGATGTAGAACCCAGGCGCGCGCACGTTAGGTGCACGTCGGGTCGCCGGCGCCATCTCCGCGTGCGTCAACGACGCCACGCGTCGTTGATCGACCAGCACCCGTAACGCGCGCTGTACGCCGCGATCGGTGATGGCCCCGTAGTCGTTCACTACGGTCTGCCAGACCTCAGCGAAGGGTTTGGGGACGCGTAAGCCGATCGCCGCGTACGTTGACTCGATGAGGCCTTCACTTGCGGTCACCGGTTCGTTCGCGGGGTGTCCGATGCTCTCGAACGACTTGATGCTGCCGCAGTAGGTACAGGCCGACGCCCACACTTCCCACAAGAAGCCGCAGTCGCCGCACACGGTCTGCAGTTCGCCGAGTTGAACGGTGACCTGCGAACGGCGCGTCGTGATCGTGCGCGCACTGCTACCGTGTGCTGCGTGCAGCTCCTGGCGATCGCAATATGGATCGCGGCAGAACGTGAGTAGATCGAGATCGTAGCTTTCGAACGCCATGCCGTTGAGCCCCCACAACGGGTTTCCGTACCTGATCGAACCGTTGGCGCTGCTTGCCGACACATGCGTCGGCAGCACAACCTACGTGTCGAACGCTGCGTGTTCCGACAGACCTACCGCGCCGGCGGGCGCGGAGGCGGCGCCGCCG